CAAAGCATTCATTGCTGGAGATCTTCCATAAATTTCATTTGAAGAAGATTTTAAATATCTAGGTACAACGTATGGAAATTCTTTAAAACCACTATCTCTTAAAATAATTCCAGTATCTTCGTGAACATGACAAGAAATAAAATCCATATTAGAATTATTATCATAACCCATAGGCATATCAGATGGATGTACTGAATGAATTATATTTGTATCATCATGCGGAGCATCTTGGATTTTTCTAATCAAACTTTGTGGCAGCTGTGCATTAGGATACATAGCTGGTATATTTTTATTTTTAATTTGAAATCTTCTAACCAGGCAATCCACCATGCCTTTCTCATTTTCTGTTATATATATTTCTGAGATATGAATTGTTTTAAATCTAAGATCATCTTTAACATCATCTGTTATAAACATTGCAGATGTACCAAATGCTAGCAGCTCATGGTATAATTCAAAAACTTCTTGTTGAAAATTAGATCTTTGAAATACTTGCTGCATAACTGTTGCGCAGCTTTCTAACCACTCAAGAGCCTCATCGTCTTGGTTCATTTCTGGAGATCTATATTTTAAAACAAACCATGGAGATATAGTATTAGTCAACATACCATTTAAAGATGCAGATAATAATTCTAAAGAATGCGTTGCAGTACCATCAAATATTTGGTCATGCCTTTTATCTCCCCTGGTTCTTCTTAATGTAATGTTAGATTTTCTAGGTAAGAAAAAATTTGCAATATCTTGCCAATGACTTTCCCATGTTGATCTTTGCGCTTTGAGCGTCTGATACCTATCTATTATATCTTTGGCTTTTTTATCTATTGCCATTTATCCTCCTAATAAAGTTCTTTTGGATGTTGTTAATTTATTATCTCCTAAACCTTTAGCTCCAGTTAATATTGTACTAGATCTACCTTTACCTCTACCCATGTCAGTTGTTGTTGCAGCGTATGCTTGTGAAACTTCTGGTTTCGTTGGCGCAGTCACAACGGGAGCTGCTGGGGGTGGTGCGGGTGGTTTTGGTGGTCTTATAACTCTTGCTACTCCTCCCATACTATCCTCCTAATAAAGTTTTCTTTGTTATCTTACTTGGATCATCTTCTAAGCCATCAGCTCCAGTAAGTATTGTTGATGATCTACCAGTTCTTCCAGATCTTATCTTAGCTCTCTTTTTTGCAGCCTCCGCAGCTCTATCAGCGTCATCAAACTTTGGTGGTTCTGGCAAAGGTTTAACTTCTGGAATAGCTGGCATTGCTGGTATCTTTGGTTTTAAAAATCCCATGTTAGTCTCCGTGTATTGAATATTCGTTTAATGTTATAGTTTGATTTGGTTTAGATTTTTCTGCTAAATCATTTATAGATATTGCCATATACCTTGCAGCATCGCATGCGTGGCTGGACCAATCTTTAACTGGTTTATTAGAAAACATTTTGATTTTTTCATTATACTTTCGATGGTATTGTCTCAGCGCATCTATCAATGGTTTTGTATTCTCGATGTCAAACCAACATCTAGGTAAAACCATCTTGGTACTATGGATACCATCCTCTAAAGGTAATTTAGGTAAAATTCTAAACCTAACTCCCAATTGATAAGCTACATCTAATCTAGTCTTACCCGTTGAAAATTCTGTGACTTCTATATCGTGGGGAGCAAAATGCTCTCCGTAAATATAATCTTTATCTTTTATAACCTGGACATAGTGTGGAAGACCCTCTCGATTATTTTCGTAATAATCAATAACCAAAATAGAGTTTCCTAATTTTTGAAAAAAAACAATTGCTGTACTATCATCAACTCCTAGATCCCATGCTGTATGTACCTCCAGGCTAGGATCATAAGTTATTCTAGTTAATTGTTTTCTCTCTTCTAAATTTTTAACTATATCTCCGTAAATGGATCCCTCAATATTTGCAATCCAATCACATTCAAATTCTTGTCTGTACTTTGTATCTCCCATTTGAGCTTTGGCTGCATCCAACTCTTCCTGGTCTATAATATTGGTTTCACTTGCCTTAGCTATATAAGTCATCCACTTTGGATCTCCTAAAGCATACTGGTATAATTCATAAAATAAATTACCCATTCCAGCTGGAGTACCTATGAAATAACAGAAACCTTTCCTGTCACTTAAACTTGGTCTAATTATTTCATTCCAAAGTTTCGGTTCTATTTGTGCTGTCTCATCTATGCAAACTCCGTCAAGAAATAATCCTCTTAGACTATCCCCCGCCTCACTAGATAATAAAGTTATCCTAGCTCCATTTGGTAAATCACATCTAAGCTCTGTCTCATTAAATGTTGTACCAGGTATAGCTCCAGCAAACATTTTTAAATAATCAAATGCAATTGCTTTAGCTTGTTTATATGTTGGCGCAATATACGCATATCTCGGATTTTTCAACTTATTCTGTAAAGCAGCTCTTATTAGGTGGTTGAGCATACAGACAGTTTTGCCAAATCTTCTATGGCAGCTTAACACCGCAAATCTATACTTATCTAAACTATTGTGCAGCTCTGCTTGCAATGGTCTAGGTGTATAAGGTATTTGTACTTTCATTAACAATTCCTAACAAGTTTCAACAAGTTCTCACAATTCCTCACAATTCCTCACAATTCCTAACAAGTTTTCGACAAGTTTTAACAAGTTAAACAAGTTTTACATTATTGCTAAAACAATAATGACTACCGCAATAACCGCACAGATTGTTTTATGTTCCTTAACAATATGTGGGATATGTTCTTTTAGTTTCATTAATCCTCCTAGTGTATTGTTGGTAAATCAAACAGATCTTTTACTGATGTATAATCAATACCGCTGTTCTTCATTAATTTATTTACAAATTTATTAGCATGATCCAAATCTTCAAAGCCGTTTAAATGTATAACTAAGCCATTGCTATCCTCTGCAATAAAAACCATAGCTGTTATTAAACTGTCTGTGTATTTATCCATCATGCTTTCTTGTTATTTTTTACAAAATTTCTTGCTGCGGCTACTGAGCTAAATCCCCACTTCTTAAGAGCTAGAGCTTTTCTTGTAGGCTTACCCTTGTCATCTTTCATTGCGCCTTTCATGCCAGCAAATCTGGCAGCAAAGCTGACCCTTCTTGGATTTTTTCCAGATTTTACTGGGGGTTTTAAGTTAGATCCATCTTTGTTTTTAAAGTATTTTCTGCCAGCTGCAGTTAATCCACCAGTTTTGCTTTTATGTTCTTTTCTCATGCGTGTATGTGTTTGTGTCTGAAATTCCCAAGTTATATATATTTAAAAAATGCGGCTGCAAATGCGGGTGTACCCCCTTTGTTCTGCATGATTTTACTTTTTTTATATGCAGATTTAGTAGCCTGGCAGCTCTTACTACTGCTTTACTACTGG